CCAAACCTGTTTATAATGGCCGCGACTTCTCTCTCATTTTTGAGGTCGTGCGCAGTTACTACATCATGCAGGTATACCAGGTCACCCGTGTAACCAGGCGTGACACCATATCCACACGATTGCAACCTGGCGGCTTCGGTATGACGCGCGTCATAGATCTAGCATCCGCCCTCCCCTTCGTTAAGCGCTGGGGAGACCAACTCTACCAAGGCCACATGCCACCCGCGGTCTTCCTCCAAAAACTGCGCGGCTTGAAGGCTGTGTGGGTCCCGACATCCATTTGGAATAAAGCGGTCGCTTTTGGCGACGCCCGCGATGACAAACATGTGAATCGTCAATCCTTTCACTCCTACTTGAACGCATTGTGCTATGAGATAACAGTCTCAGGTCATGTCGTACAAAGAGGCTATCAATTGGCCCCTTCCGCCCAAAACACGCTTACCATGGCCCTTCTCATCTCATGCATGGTACGTAGATGGCACTCGACAAAAGCCCTTAGCTACCTTACTAAAGAGATCCAAAGCGGCGGTAGCACGTTGTGGCAAAGATTCAAGGGCACATTGGCTGGTTCCCTTTCTTCGATTCAGTCCGCAAATGACATTTATGGATATGACAACATGAAGGCCCTAACCGGCATTTCACGCCGCCACTTTCTCCTTCTTCAACTAGTCGATAGCGTCGATGAACCCACCCTGGACTTCACCGCTCTCATTAAAGAACACGGGACTGCATCCATCCTGAATGGACCAAGCAGAGATGTCTGGCTCGATATCGACCCCGATGACGACGGCTTCTTCTACCATCACTGCTATCGAGCAGCTTTCGGTCTCAATTGTCCACTGCCCTCCTTCCCGACAATTGACCAGATTCAACAGCACGAAGCCAGCATGGGCATCTCTAATAGCCCAATCGTACTTCAAAATGGGCGCGCCACCCTCAGAGTGCACGCTGATGAAGTGTGCTCCCACCTAGTGGCCAAGAAAGTCATCAACATGCCATTGGTGCCCGCTCAGTTCCCAATCATTGAAAATTGGGCCGACAACTTGCGCAAACACCGAACAACCAACGATACTGGTCTTAACATCCTCAAAACCAGAGAGCTCCTCAAGTTCCTTAAAGATCATACCGGCTCAATCGTCACGGTGCATAATTTATGCGCCCTACCTCTTAATGATCTCCCAGCATGGAGCGGCTATCGCGTCAACCACCACATCCAATCGTACGCAGCTGGGTTGGACAGTAGCAAGCTGCTAACCATCCCAAAAGGACAGAGCATCTCGTTTGATACCAACATAAGCTGCTTCGAATGCATCCCGAAAGACGGCTCCCCCCTCGTGGCTGATTTCGGGAACGACGCACCCACCTCCGCGCAGCACATAGTGAATATAACCAACCTCGTCAACTCAAGTTCAAGAGGCGCTTACAAGATACAGGACTTCTTTAAAGTTTGCGCCTCCAGCGACATCCTAACCAACCTGATTTCACGTTATGCTGTCGTAGAACTTCAGAACGCCCACCCCTGGGAGCGGTTCCTCGTCTGGGCTCCCGGCTTACCCCCAGGCATGTGGCGCCAGGGCGAATTCACACCGTGGTACTCCCACATTAGAGGTTACGGCACGCAGCGTTACATTTCGCAGCAAATCATC